TCGAGGAAAAAATCCTTTTTGGTCACTGCGAGGTCACAGGGCTTCCCTTTGATCTGACCTCCCAGACGTCAGACACCACTCAAGCGAAAAACCCTTGGGTGCCGTCCTTGGATCGCATCGACAGTGCGGGGGTGTACTCCAAGGACAATGTGCAACTTGTCGTGTACATGTATAATGTGTGCAAAGCGGAGTTCTCGCACACCGACGTGGTTAGGTTTTGTCGCTCTGTGGCTGCAATGGAGGTAGAAGTTGGCTAAACCTAAATCCCCTGCGTGGCAAAGGGCAGAAGGCAAAGACCCTAAGGGTGGCCTGAATGCAAAAGGGCGGGCGTCAGCCAAGGCTCAGGGCATGAACCTCAAGCCTCCAGCCCCGAGCCCTAAGACCAAAGAAGACAAGGGTCGTAGGGCTTCCTTTTGTGCCCGGATGACAGGCATGAAGAAGAAGCTTACAAGCGAGAAGACCAAGCGAGACCCTAACAGTCGCATTAACAAAAGTCTTCGGGCGTGGCGATGCTAAAACGTGATTGGGGCAGAGTTCCTAAAACACCCAATTCTAATGGGGATTATCGCTGCAGCCGCTGCCGCGAATGGAAGCCAACGTCCGCTTTTAACAAAAACAGGAACCAGAAGTCCGGCCTGAACTATATGTGCCGAGACTGTTCGACGGCTCATGTCAGGTCGCTAAACCTTCCGGCAAAATACGGCATCACTACAGCCGACTTTGCGGAGATGCTCCTCAAGCAGGGCGGCAAGTGCGACTGCTGCGGCTCTCAGTTCGCAATGGAGGGTCGTAAGGCGGATCGCCCGTGCGTGGATCACAATCACAAAACAGGGGAAGTCAGGTCACTACTGTGCGGTAGGTGTAACCTTGCGGCAGGAAACGTGCTAGACTCCTCGGATATGGCCGATAAGCTTGCGGCTTATCTACGAAAATGGAACTGCTGAGGTGATGTATGCCGCTGACATCTAAGGGCAAGAAGATCAAAGCCGCCATGGCCAAGCAGTATGGCAAAAAGAAAGGCGAGCAGGTTTTTTATGCTGCTGAGAACAAAGGCTCTATCAAGGGCGTAGCTAAGAAGGCGAAGAAATGACAATCAGTCGCGCCAACATGAGCAAACAAATTGTTAACTCGCCAAAGAAGCCCGTAAAGATGAAGGACGGCGGCAAGAGCCGCGTCAACGAGGCTGGCAACTATACCAAGCCGGGAATGCGCAAGTCTATGTTTGAGAGCATCAAGGCTGGCGGCAAGGGCGGCAAGCCGGGTCAGTGGTCAGCTCGCAAGGCGCAGATGCTCGCAAAGCGGTACAAGGATTCTGGTGGTGGCTACCGCGATTGAGCAAGACCTTCGAAGTTGGTCGCGTGAGGTTCTTGAACCGCCAAGCAAACACCTAAACGGCATGCCACCATGTCCTTATGCTCGCAAGGCATGGCGGGAAAACAAAGTTCTCGTTATCGAATCAGACAACTTCGAGGAAGATGTTGCCAAGTACTGCCGGGAATTTTACGAGTTTGACAAAGAACTCATTGTTGTCGGCACATACGACATCCCGGACATAGACGACTTCAGCGCCTTTACCGACGCGCTTAATGAAAAACACCCGTCCCTACACTGCATGCAGTTCCATCCAGACTACGGCGCTGATGACGCGGAGATGGACTTTCTAACGGACAACGACTGGGAAAGTTCAATTGAACAAGACTACTGTATGATGTTCATACAAGACCTTCGGCTCGTTGTTGCTGCTAGTGACAGGCTTGAGATACTAGGGTACTATTCCGCCTATCCCCAAGACGAGTACGAAGCTCTCGTCATCAACCGCAAAAGGAGATTGAACCATGGCGATGAAGCCCAGAGCAATGAAGAGCGGAGCTAAAAAAATGATGCGTGGCGGCATGACCGACAAGCCGATGGGCATGAAGGATGGCGGTAAAGCCAAACCCATGCGTGGCGGCGGCAAAGCCAAGAAGAAGTAATGTCAAAGGCTGCGCCTCAAAGAAGCCTAGACAGTTGGACAAAGCAGAAGTGGCGAACCAAATCTGGTAAGCCGTCCACTCAGGGGCCCAAAGCAACGGGAGAGCGTTACTTGCCTGAATCGGCAATAAAGGCTCTCTCGCCTGCTGAGTATGCCGCAAGCACTAAGGCCAAGCGTGAAGGCACACGCAAGGGTAAGCAGTTTGTAGCCCAGCCCAAGAATGTCGCCAAGAAAACCGCTGCTCACAGAAAGGCCAAATAATGGCTGTAGTCACACCCGATCTTCCAGAACTTTTTGAGGAAGCCTACGAACGGGCTGGCCTTGAGATGCGCTCGGGCTACGATCTTAAAACGGCGCGGCGTAGTCTTAACCTGATGACGCTGGAGTGGCAGAATCGTGGGCTCAATTTGTTCACGATTGATTCCGGCACACTTGCCATCACGGCAGGCACTGCAACCTACACAATGCCATCTGATACCATTGACCTCCTAGAACATCAGGTTCGTACAGGAACTGGTACAAATCAGACTGACACGGCGCTTGAGCGCATCAGTGTCTCGACGTATGCCCAGCAGACCAACAAGAACACGCAAGGGCGTCCAACTCAGATTTTTGTTCAGCGGTTGCCAACCGAAACAAGAATCACCCTGTGGCCAGTTCCAGATGCCACGACACCCTACACTCTGGCATACTATCGCCTGAAGGGCATTGATGGCCTGTCGTCTGGTATTGGATCATCTACCAGTTCTGTGCCGCCTCGGTTCGTTCCTGCTCTTGTGTCTGGTCTTGCTTATTACATCGCCATGAAGAAGCCAGAAGCCGCGAACCGCGTTACTGCACTCAAGCAAGAATATGAGTTCCAGTTTAATCTGGCATCTGGGGAAGATGAGGAGCGGGCCTCCGTAAGGTTTGTTCCATTTAGTTCTTACATGATGGGTGGCTAATGTCTTACGCTAAAGGAAAATATGCGTTTGGCTTCTGCGACAAGACCGGGTTTCGCTATCCGCTCAGTGATCTTGTTTGGGAGTACAACAACGGAACAAAGACTGGCTTTCGAGTCGGGCGAGATGTCGCTGATCCAGATCAGCCGCAAAACTTCCTTGGGCGCGTGAAGATTAATGATCCACAATCTTTGATGAACCCAAGGCCAGATACATCTCAGGATGCCAGCAGGCAGCTATGGGGTTGGAATCCGGTTGGGAATCCAGCACAGTATATGGTAGGGTCTGTTGGAACCGTGACCGTCAACACCACCAATGGAGCATGACATGAAAAAAGACATGAAGAAGATGATGGGCGGCGGCTACATGAAGCCCATGGGGATGAAAGAAGGCGGCGGTATGAAGATGGTTGAAAAGGACGGGAAGAAAGTCCCGGCCTTTGCTGCTGACGGCGTTGGCAAGATGGCCATGGGCGGCAAAGTCAAGAAAATGGAAATGGGCGGAAAGTGCCGTGGTATGGGTGCTGCCTCTAAGGGTGGCCAGTACCGTATGGGGTAAGTTCAAATGAACTATTCTGAGCTAGTAGAGGCGATTGAGGATTACACGGAGAACACGGAGACAACCTTCGTGTCCAATATCCCTACGTTTGTGCGTCAGGCTGAGGAAAGAATCTACCGCACGGTAATGATCCCAGAGCTTCGCAAGAACGTCACCGCAAACATGACGGCATCAAATCGTTTCTTGGCTCGGCCCTCTGACTTTCTATCTCCGTTTTCCCTTGCTGTGATTGATGGAGATGGGAACTACACGTTCCTTCTTGATAAAGACGTGAACTTCATTCGAGAAGCTTATCCATCCATATCGACTACTGGCTTGCCAAAGTACTACGCAGAGTTTGACGGCGATGTGCAGTCAACAAACTCGCCGGGTCACTTTATCCTTGGGCCGACTCCGAACGCCAGCTATAGCGTTGAGCTTCACTACTACTTTGATCCGCCGTCGATTGTTGATTCCGGCACATCTTGGCTTGGCACCAATGCAGAAGAGGTCTTGCTGTATGGAAGCTTGATCAATGCTTACATCTTCATGAAAGGTGAGCAGGATGTCATGGCTGCCTACCAGCAATCATACGACAATGCACTTCGCCGCCTTGTGACCCTTGGCGAAGGACGCCTGAAGCGCGACAGCTACCGTGACGGTGAGCCAAGGATCAACATGTAATGTTTGAGGTCAAGCTAAGCATTCCACGCGATGAGCCTGTTGTCTTGGTGAAGACAACTCACAACCGTGGCTTCACGCCAGAAGAATTGGCGGAGCAGTGCGTGAATCGAATTGTGTCTGTCTCCGATAGCGCGCATCCGGGGATTCGAGATCAGGCTCGCGCATTTCAAAGCCACATTGAAACGCTTGTGGCGAGCTATATGCGGCAGGCTATTCGCAGCG